ATGGAATATGATAAGAATATTTGCCCAGTTGTTAATGTTGACGGAGTAATAGAAAGAGGAAAACAATATGACCTTGATATAACTTTGCCAGATGTTAACGAAAAAATATACCAATTTTATAGCAAATGATTAACAATATCTACTCTTGCCGTATTATATACCTTTACAAATGTTTTTTTGAATATTTTGACTATTATTTTTTCATACCATTTTAAATCTTTATTTATTAAATTCCCTATATATTTTTCCATGTTATTTTCTCCTTTAAATTGGAGAAACGCGTTTCTTTTTTATGATTAAATTATATTATAAAATTCGACAAAGTCATTTTGAGTCACTCAAATACTAATTTGCTCATAAACCAAATATGAGGAAGCTATAATGCTCCCTCAATTATTTTGTCTATGTATTTATCTATTTGCATACTCTGCTCTATTATATCTTCATATCGGCTATTGTTCTTTATCTTTAGTTCAAGCTTTTTTACTTCTTCCATAAGCTTGTACCTCCTTTTTTCTATAATAACAGTTTTTTCATGCAAAGTCTGTCGAATCGTGAAAAAAAAGACTATTGCTAGTCTTTTATTAATCATGCTTGTATAAATTTCCTCCAATATCAATAAAGAAAATATAGAATATTTTATTAATCATTACTCCTATAACTCTTGCATTAATTGGATTATTATTTGGATATATCCTCATTATAGCCCATTTATTATTATATCTTTTTTTGTCGAATCTGTCTTGAAAATCTTTTGGTATCTCCTTGTTTATGTGTATTTCATCCATATCCGGAAATTCAAACGATACTTTTTTATCTCTATTTAATATTACGTTATATGTAGCTGATGATAAATCTCTAATTCTATTAAGAAATTTTAACTGGTGTTCTTTCGAAAAATTATCATCATAGACGATGTAAGAAAAATTGAATTTTAAATATATTGGTTCAAAACAATTAGTACATACCTTGGCAATTTTATTATTATTCTTTACCCTCATATCATTCAACAACTTCTTCTTTGAAATATTTTTCTATGTTATCATTATCTATTACCTTAAATAATCCTTTGTTCTTTTGTGTAATGTCCCACGGAGAGCCATCTTTATGCGTCATATTTCTTAATTGCCAAGCCGTATATATTGCAAAATTATTATATGTCAAATTTAGGACATTGTTTGCTTCACTATCTTGTTCTATCTTAATAATTTTTTCTTCAGTTTCTAAATCTGTTTTTACAACAATAGGATTTCCTTTATGAATAGAATATTTATTATATACTTCACGAACAACAGGTCCATGTGGCCATGCTTCAATACTCTCATTAAACAAAGGTTCATTGTATATAGCTAAATTTATTCCTTGAGCATAATACAATAACTTTTGTAGCTTTAGGTTTGTTATTCTTTCATAAGGTTCTTCCTCAAATTCATTTTGCTTTGCTTCAGCATTATCTTTAAATAAAAACCATTTTGCAATATCTAAAGCACTATACATATAAAAATCCTCCTTATATTATATAAATATTACAGTATAAAAAAAAAATCAATATTAAATGACAAAATTTAATAAATTGATAATCTTCTGTAATTTATGTAATATTTTTGTAATAATTGTACTGCACTTGTTAATATTTGTCAAGTTTTATACAGATAAACTCTCTTATAAGTATATTGTTCCACTTTTTATAACTATGATACTATTTTTATTCTTAAATATAAAAATCAACACTCTGCAATTAATTTTAAGGCGTTTTTATACTTTTAACATGTAATTTGTTGTTTAAAATTACGAGTTACCTTTCGCTATAGCAAAAAGTGGCATAAAAAAAGAGGTAGGATTTCTCCTACCAAATTTTTACTTGAATAATTTATTAAAAGTATTTTTTCCGACTATTCCATCTACTGATAGTCCATTTCTTGATTGAAAATCTTTTACTGCATTTTCTGTTGCAGGTCCAAATATTCCGTCCGCATCTATGTCGAATGAATGACATACTAACATTGCTTGAATTAAATATGTAATATTACCTTCTGCACCTTTTCTAACATTTATACAAGAATTGTAAGTGTTGGTTCCAAATATTCCATCGACAGCTAAACCTCTTCCATATTGTTTGTTTAATTCTGTTTGTAGACCTTTTACTAATGCTTTTTTAGTTTCGTTTCCATAGATACTATCTACAGCAATATTTAGTCCGTATCTTTCATTTAGAGTAGCTTGTATTCTTGCCACGTTGCCTTTTGGAACGTTTTCTTGTGGTTGAGGTATAATTTCATTACTTGTCTCAGTTTTTGCAATCTCAACAAAAGGAAATTTATCGCCTGGGCATGAGGTTGCACATACATCTCTATGAGCCTGTACTGTTGTTATATTGTACTTATTCTTTAAATATGCAACTAATTCTTTTCCTGCTTCTTTTTGAGCTTCTGGCATATCTTCTTCCATATAATTTCCTTCAAAGCATATTCCTAAAGAATTGTTATTTGAACCGTATGCATGTGCTCCCACTTTGTCTTCTGGACGAAGTCTATATATCTTGCCATCTTTTCTTACTAAAAAGTGATATCCAGCACCGCTCCATCCATTGTTTAGATGCCATCTATGAATGTCCTCGGCAGAACAATTCTTTGCGTCTGCATGATGTAGAATTATTCTTTGTGTTGCTTTTCTTGTCGACATATCTTTGAATTGTAAGTTAGTTTCAATTATTTCCATCTATTTATCCTCCTTATTTGTAACAACTTTTTGACCTAGCAAATATGTACCAATAACACCTTGAATAACAGCTATTATTTGTACTATTTGAATCGCATATGGTATTGTTATGCCATCTACGGCATTAATTCCTGCAACTAATGCACTTACTATTGCTAAAATGTTTGTAGTGTATTTTGCTATTTTCTTTAATTTTTCCATAACTTTTCCCTCCTATTATTTAATAATTAAAGCTATAACAGCACCAACAATCGCACCTACAATAGATAAGATTATTTTGTCTCTTATAGCTTTTTTAACTTCTTTATAGTCTTTTGCTGGCTCATTCTCTATGTTGCCAACTCTTGTGTCCAATTTATTTACATCTTCTCTCATTAACTTAACTTCTGTCGCAATTTCTTTGATAGAATATGTAAGTTCGTGAATATCTTCAAGTTTGTTATTTATGTCTTTAAATTTATCATCATGTTCGTCTAATCTTTTTGTATTAGACTTGCTTCTGTCCTCAACCTCTTGAAGCTTGATTATATCTGACTTTTCCATAGATTATTCCTCCACTTTTTCTTCTGTTCTTGCTGTTGTCTCCTCTACTATGTTGTCAGTTTCTTCTGTATTCTCTATTGCTTCTACATAAACTTCTTCTACTTTTAGTACTAATGAGCTATATTCTTCATCACTAATCTTATTCATTGCATAAAATATATTTAGCTTGTTCTCAATTTGCTCTTTCTCTGCATAATATTTCTTTTCAATTAATTTAAACAATAAATCTGATATTCTCATAATTACACCTCTTTCTCTAAATCATTTTCTAAATTATCTAACAATAAAGCACTTGTCTCTGTTGTATTTAGCAAGTTCTCTATATTACTCAATCTTTCGTTGTATTCTTTGGCTTGATTATTAAACATTGTTTCAATGTCCTTTTTGTATGATATCTCTAGTGTTGCTAATTCGTCGTCTACACTAATGTTTGTGACATTCTTATATGTATATAGTATTTTATCTATTACAGCTTGTTGCTCTTGTGTATATGGTATTATTTCTTCTTCAGCTAATGGATATGCTACTATTGCATTATTATTTTGTAAAAAAGTTTCTAAAGCTTTAGTGTCTTTGATTCCAGTAGTTAATAATCTCAAATAAGTATAACTTCCATCTTGTCTTAGGGCAATTTGCCACCCCTCTATTGTATCTTTCATAATGTTCCAAGGTACTCCTAAAAATTTATCAGATAAAACACTTATTTTCAAATTATCTGTTTTTAAATTTCTTAAAAGTAATCCTTTTTCAGTGTTTATACTTAACGCAAATTTGTTATCTAATGCCTTATAATAGTTCTCATTTGTACCACCACTACCATTTAAAATTATAATTCCAACATTTTTATGTATGCCATCTTCAGCCAAGTAATCCTTTACCCCATTTGGCAAACTTCTTAGTTTTTGTCCTTCTGCAAGTGGGAATATTATACTTTGCTCTTCATGTGGAATATAGTCTGTTGCAGCTGTATTTTCTTCTATTTGTAGTTCAGTAAATATATTAGTTATTTCGTTTCCTTGTTGCAAATTCCATTGAATTGCAATATATTTAGTATTACTATTCAATGAAACTTTGTTCAGATTAGAATTAACTTGATATATCTTGTTTAATGCTATGAATTTTCTTTTGGCGTCAAACTCTAACAATATCGCTGACGAAAAGCTACTTATCATTTTATCTGAAAAGTATATCTTGGTGTTTGGTATTTTTATAAAATCAGTTCTCCAATACAACTTTGACTGTATCACATAATTAATCGAGCCATCATCATTCCATATACCATTAGTTGTAAAATTGCCATCAAATAAATTCTTATTGTATACTGTCATCTTAACATCGTTTTCTACATTCTCAATTTTACTTGGATATTTTGGGTTTGGAGATGGAGTCCCTCCAGTATAAGGTTCATACAGTTTATCAATGTCTCCTAATACAATTTGAGGATTAATAACTTCATTAAATCCCGCTTCATCTTTATATATAAGAAACCTTGGTTCTCTTAAATTTTTTATTTCGGCATAATCATCATCCTTCAAAGTAAACGTGCTAGTAATTCTTTCGTTTGCTCGCCCACTTATTGCCGCAACAAGACGATGAAACGCATCTATTGGCGAATTAATATATATTGAATTTCCTAACAACTCTACATTGGTTTCTAGTGAGATGGTAATAGTTTTGTTAGTAATATCATCTGGATTGAAAAACAGCATTAAATTAGAGTCATTATAACTAGAACTTTTACAAAGATTATATCCCCCTGTAATTTCCTGCTTACTTCCTCCATTTAATCTCCACTCTAATGGCATATTGGAGCTATCTTCAAGATGTATGTTATTACCACTTGCATGTCCTTCTGGTATTTGTGATTTCAGCAAACTATTTTCTTTTTTTATTTTAGTCAACTCTTCATCAACATCTTTTTTATTCTGTGCTATACCCTCTGCATTTTTCTCTATATTTTCATTCTGTGTTGTTTGTTCTTCTTGTATTGCTGTTATAGTTTCATTATTTTGAGCTGTTGTTTCTTTCAATTCTGATATTGCTGTTTTATTGGTCTCGTTATCCGTTTTTAACGCTTCTATATTCTTACTTATTTCAGTGTTTGCTTCTTCGACCTTACCAGCTCTCTCATTAAAACTCGTTATTTGTTTTATTACCTCTGCATCATCATAATTTTTTAAAGAATCTAATTTCTTTTTATACTCATTTGTAAAGTCATTTGTTGATAAATCTTTACCTGCTTTTTTATCTACTTTACCATATAATTTTTCATCTATAATATCGTTGTTCTCATTTGCAACATCTATATTGTAATTTTCATTTTTAGCAGGTTTTTTTAGATTATAATGTGTTGTATATTCAGCCATTATATGCACCTCCTCCAAGTTCCGTTTATATTTTGCCATGTAACAGCACGCTTCCAAACGTCATTTATGTTTATCCAACATTTTGCACGTTTCCAACTTCCGTTTACATTATTTCTTGATGTCTTTTGATTGCCTTTTAATGTAATCGTACATGTTTTCGAGTTTGTATATCCACCGCCAGATACAATAAAAGTAACAGTTAATGTACTACTGTTACCATATAATTTATAAATTTTATCTAACTCAGTATCTGAAAAAGAAATTGAGTTCGTTCCTGTTACCACATTTGTCTTAGTCAAAATAGAATTACTGCCTATTTTCATTTCCAAATTTAAAGATAATGAAGCTGGATTTGTAATTTGAATTGATGTACCATCTCCATGTATGAAATTTTTTGCATCGGTTATTTTTGCATAATCCTTTGTCTTTATTTTATAAGTTTGATTTTTAGGTAAATATAATTTACTATCATTTCTTTCGAAGTTTATATATACTGTATATTCAGTATTAGGCGATAAATTAGATATAACTTCCGTTCCTCCTGCTGAAACTACATTTTTTTCGTTCATTTTGCTTTCATCAATTCCAAACTTTATATTTCGACAGCTTTCATTAGTTTTCCAAATTATTTTTACAGTATTTAGTTCAGCAATAAGTTGAACATCCCAGCTTGTAATATATCTTGGAATTGTATCTAAGTTCCAGCTTTGTTCTTTGCTAATATTATCTGACCTTGAATATATACCACCATGCATTTTAACAGTAAGACTCGATGTATCATTCTGATTAATATCTAAATTTCCAGAGGCTAACACATCACCAGTTGTGACCGAATGAGAGTCACTTCCTGAATATACATTCTGTCCATTAATTTCTACTGTTTCATTGTGATGATAATATATAGAAGAACTTCCACCAACAGCAGTTACTTTATACCAAATGTTTCTTATATTTTTTTCTGCACTTATGCTATTAGTTCCCCATTCAAATCTTAAAACTCTTCCTTGGTATCCTCCAGAATCCACACTTCCACTTGTTGACATCTGCTACACCTCCTAATTAAAATATTGAAGATATATGTCTCCATTACTTCCCCCAGATGGTGTTGACGTTCCTTTTGTTATAGTTTTTTGTTTACCATCTATTAATGCTTTTAGAGCTTTTCCTTGCGCTGCACTTAAAGCATTTGTAGTCGATGTACTTGTTAATACATTTTCTACTGTTGTTTTATTTGCACCCGTTGCAATTCCATCTAACTTACTTTTATATGCATCTGTAAAATTATTTTTCGATGTTCCTCCATTCTTATCTTTAAAAGTTCCTGTAATAGTAACATCACCATCTTTTCTTACGAGACTTTCTGTAACTTCATCAATATAACTTTGAAACTTTTGATATAATTCTGCCCCATCAACGCTAATCAAAGAATTTACTATTCCACAAAGATTAGAGTCTATTCTTTTATCCGTTATATCCGCTGTTTCAATATTAGATGAACTTTTAACAATTACTTCTGCTAAGCATATTTCATATATGTTATCATCTCTTTGCAATGTTGCTCCGGTAGACGCACTCCCTTGTTTAATGTATAATTGTGTTTCTCTAACGGCTAGTGTTTTATCTAATTTAACTACTACTCTATCTATCCTATTGCCAGAAACTGGTCTTTCTAATGAAAATGCTTTTTCTGTTTCATTTTCAAAGTCTGCACCTTCGATAATTCCAGCACCTGTTGCTACTCTTATATTCAACCCACCATCTGCGGTCACTTTCATGCTGTTTTCGCCATAATTTTTATATTTTCCAAAGTAAACGCCATTACTTAAAAACTTCGCAAAATATTTTCTAAATACTTCTGCTTCATACAGTCTGTCTGGTTCCATCTTACTACTCTCTGAATTTAATACTTCCATCGAGTCAAATGGAAAACTTTTTAATGTTATTTCTCCAGCCATAATCTTTCCTTTCCATAAAAACAAGACCTAATTTATAGGTCTCGTTACTATTCTTTTTATTTCTTCACCTAGTGTTGGAACTTTGTCTCCAAAGCCCAATTCTACTGTTTTGTTATTTCTCTCATAAATTTCCTTTGCTTGAATAATACGTTTATCTTCATATAATCCATTGCTTTCAAGTGTAACTAAATCGCCTAAGAAAAAATCCTTTTCCCACTCCATATTTGGAATTTGATAAACTTTTCCTTCAATACTTTGTATTGTTTTATATGTATCAAGCTTCTTTTGTCCTTCTGTTTTTAATTCATCTATATCTTCTATATTATTTAAATCAATTAATACTTCTCTTCTATCAAAACCTTTTGCAGTTCCAAGTACAGTTATAAGTCTATCTTCACTTTCACCTTTTCCTGCCACATAGCCAACGTTTTTATAATTTGAATTATCATCTGTTGTCTTGCCTTCAAGTAAATTTTTCTTTTTTTCGCTAAATATGATATATGGATGCTTTATTATTCCTTCTAACTGTTTATGTGTATATTGTTGTAACTGTTCTTGTGTAAAATCTTTCAAATATTCATGAGTAGTCGGATTCTCTGCTTGATTTACTGTTCTGTCTGTTCCTTCTAAACTATCAAAATATATACACTTTTCTTTTCTATTTAAATAGCCATACCAACCTAATCCAGTATCTTCACTTATATGCTTTTCTTCATCATGTAAATTAGTTAGTCTCGCTTGCCATACTGTTTTTATTCCTCTATTTTGTGTAGGAGCAATCTTAATCCATGAAATATCTCTTTCAGGAGTTCTTATATTGTCATAATAGCTTTCCACTAAGTGTTTCTTTAGATAATGTTTCTGTACATTCTCTGCGTAGTTTTCTGATATTCTATCATAGCCATTTGTTGCAACAATTCTACGTTTTGTAACACCTTTTATACAAGTTCCTGTTACCTTCATTGTTTTACTATTTTTTTCAGTTGATACAACTACTTTATCAATTAAAAGAATTTTGTCATCTCTTTTGTTTACTATTAACATGTTATCTTTCTTTAATTTGTCTGTATTTATTTTGTTTTTATTAATAGTTAGCTCAAAAGTACCACATTCATAATAATTCCATATGCATATAAGACTCTCAAAATTAGTAATAATACCTAACAGTTCAAATTTAGTGTTTATTATTTCTATACAATTCATACTAAACACCTACATACTTATTCGTATAGTCCCTTATAGCAACTTTATCTTTAGCTCCTTCAATGTCTGAACTATACTTAACCAAGTTCTTTCCTACTATTAATTCAAAGAATGTACTATTTAAATCTATATTGTTATATACATCTTTAGTTTTGTGTGGTGTTATTAAATTTACTGTTTCCTTCCCCTCTTGTGTATCTATTACTAGCTTCTCTTTTTCTCCAATTTCCATATTGACTTGGATATATTCTCCTGTTGTTTCATTTGTTACTCTCGGATTTTTTGCTGGACCAATATATTCTATTTGAACTGGTGCTTCGACGTCTCCCTCGTTAACAATCTCTTTATAAAATGAAACATTAGAAAAAGTCGTAGGTAAGTTTAGTCCAAATTTTAAACCACCTGTTATAGATTTTATTTCTATATTTTTTCCTTTTTCATCTAACCAATATGGATCTTGACAATAAAAAGAGATAGTTGCAGTATCATGATTATTTTTTCTATCATTAAATTCTGCACTATCTTCAACCTTGCCATATATTCTATATTTTTTATAATCATTCGTATAATAAATTAATAATTCTCCTCTTTTATCTGTATTTGAATTATACGTTTTAGGATTTATTACTCTCATTATTCTACGTCTTAATTCATAAAGTTTTGCTCTATTTTTGGTTCTTATAGTAACTTTAGCTTTAATTACTCTCGCATCTAATAGACTATCTTCACTATTGCACCCATCTTGATTTACACCTTGGCTCTTTTGTGATGTAGCTCCGAGGGTGTCCTAGCCCTTCAATATGAGACAATAAAATATCTTCTTCTATATTTCCAACACTATCAAATACAATATTTTCATTTAGTGCCAAATTAATTATTTCTAGTTTCTGCATTTTATCGCCTCCCTATATTCCTGCAAGTTGCTCTGCTAGTTTTTCACTTACATTATTTAGTTTTCTATATGTTTCAGATGGCATTTCTGGATTTTGTTCAATATTATTTGTTTGATATACATTGACTGTTTGAGTTTGAGGTTTATTGCTCCCAGCCTCATATTTATACATTCCAGAAGTCCATTCTTTTATTTTATTCTCTATTCCAGCATTTATTGTATCTTGCACTCTTTGTATCATATTTTCTATTTTACTTGTTATTCCGTCGTTGATTCCTTGAGCTAATTTTTCTCCTAATGTTTGACCAGTTATTTCGTAAGCATCTCCATAACTTTTTAATAAACTTAGAATTTTATCTTGATTTTGTTCTACATTTAACAACATTTTTTTCGCGGTTTCCTGTGCCTTATCGATTTGTTTGCTATAGTAATCCTCTAAATCTTCTAATTGCTTATTATAAAGCTCTTTTTGTCTATCGGCCTCATCTTCAACAGTCTGTGTTTTATCATCTTGCTCTTTTTGCAATAATTCTTTTTGATTATTTAATGCTTCTTTTTTATCCTCTAGAGCTCTGCTATCCAATGTTTTTTGATACTCTGCCACTAACTTATCTAATTCTTTTTGATAATTTGCCTTTGTTGTTGCATCATGTTCAAAAGCAATTAATTCTTCTAATCTTCTCTTCTTTTTATCATATTCCGCATCTTCTTCGTCTCTCGTTTTTTGTTGCTCCGCCTTGTCTAATGCTTCAAGTTCTTTTTCTATTGCTTCTATTTTTGCATCATATTCAGCATTAATAGCATTCAATCGTGCTTCTTTTAATTTTTCAACTTCTTCAAGTTGTTTATCAATAAAAGCTTTGTCCTTGTCTTGCATTTCTTCTAATTGTTTTGTAATAGCATTAGTTAGCTGGCTTACTGTATTATCTATTTGCTCTACTCTTAAATCTCTCTTTTTCTGCTCATATTCTCTTATTGTATTTAATTCTTCTCTATAAATCTCTTTTCTTTCGTCAAGAGACAACCTTTCATCTTTCATAATTTGATTTAGGTAATTCTTATGCATTTGGATAATCTTATTATAGTCTGCCGTTTGTTCAATAATATCATAGGCAGAACCTCTTGTATTCTTTACATCTTGTATATAGTTTTCATAATCTTCTGTCTGCTGGTCTAGAATGTCCTTTTCTTTATTTGCTAATTCTTTATTAAGTTCATAGATTTTCTGTCGTAATTCTAATTTCTCCTCAGCAGTTTTAGCATATTTTCTTATCGCGTATTCGTACATTGATATTTCTTCTTGTATGCTTATTTGATCCATAGCTCTTTTTGCTTCGATTTCTTTTTTATAATTATCCAATTTTTTATTTGAATATGATGAACTTGTACTGCTTTTTGGCACATAGCTTGAATTTACACTTCCCTTAAAATCATCTGGACTCAATTTTGCTAAATTTCCAAGTATATCTATTTGATTTTGGAGAGATGCTGTAACTTCTTCAACTGTTTGTTTTGTCGCCCAAGCTATTTGTTGTATTTTTTCGCTATTACTCATCGTAGCAGATACTTCTAATATACTTGCTTGAATTGCAGTTTGTGCATTTACCCACTCAGCATCTGCAGCAGCATTCTCAGCATTAATTGCATTTTGAGTACTTGTTATTGTATTTTCATTTACTTTTGCTAACTCTGGATATACCTTAGTTAATTGCGTTTTTGCGTTGGTATATTCTTCCGTTGTTACTTTTCCTTTTTTTAGTATATCTAGTAATTGCTGTTTACCTTGAATATCAGCTTTTGTTTGTGCAATATTTATCAAAGTCTCTCTATGAGCTTTTTGATTAGTCAAAGTATTATATTCTTGTCTTGCATTACTAAAATTTAGAATTTTAGTTAACTGACTAACTTTATTCTTGTATGTATCTACACTTCGTCCTGCCACGAAATTTTCTTTTTCAAAATCGGACATAGACTTCTTTACTTCTTTTAATTGTTGCTTTAAGTTTGTTAGCTCAACATCATCATTATAAGAACGATTCCATTCGCCTTTATCTTTAAGCTCTTTTATTCTATTTTCAATTTCTTCTATTTTATTTTTCTTTTCTTCGTAAATTTCTACTATTTTTTGTGCTTCATCTCTTGCATTAGTAACCGTTTCCGTATCAGTACTTGTAAGAGTCCCATTATTTTTCGAAAAATTTTCTAACGCTGTTGTTAATTCCTGTGATTTTTGAGTAGCTTCTTCCATTTTGTCTATTGATTCTTGCATTTTTGTGTTAAATATTGCTAGTCCAGACACAACAGCAGCAACACCAACAGCAATTAATGTTATTGGATTAGCAAGTAATGATGCAGTAAAAGCTTTTGTTGTTAAATCTGCCGCAGCCGCAGCTGTTTTGTATGCAACATATGCCTTCTTTACAGCTGTTAATGCAACAACAGTGGCTAACATTGTAGTTGTAAATGTTACTATTCCACTCGTAGCAGTTTTATTGTTGGAAATAAACTCTGTTAGACCTTTGCTTATATTTAGCTGTAATGAACTAAGTTGAGTTAACGCTGGTATCATACTTTCGCCTAACGTTCTACTCAATTCCAAATTAGTCGCATTTAATTGTGATTGTTGTCCTTGATAACCACTAGCCATTTCTTCTGCAGTTCCTGTAAACATTGCAGCTTCGTCCATTATTCCATTATATACTGCCTGTGCTTTTTCAGCCTGTGTTAGCGCATCTTTACTCTTGCCTATTTTTTTGGCATAGTCTTCATACATTTTTGCTATATTCTTCTGAACTCCCGCCGCATCAGAAAGAACTGAATTTTCCATTCTAATACCTTCTGTTGTTACCCTAACTGCTTCTGATAATGTATAATTAGCTTGTCTGTTTCCAACAGCAGCATCTTGTAATACTTTTAATATCTCCCCCGTCTGTTTTACGGTAAATCCATATGTTAATAAGTTTTTAGTTGCAGCAGTAACATCAGAATCATCCATTAATTTCAGTTTATTAACATCTTTTATTGTACTTTTTATTTCAGACATAGAATTATTAGTAGATTTAGCTGTTTTTTGTAATGCCTGCATACTATTAGTATATGATATATACTTTTGCACACCATCATCTATTGCAGACGTTATTCCCTTTAAAGTTGCAATTATACTTACAGACATTGCAATAAAACTTGCATCTAGTTGGCTGTTACTATTTTTTACTTGTTCATTTTGTTTTTCAATTTCTTGTAATTTTCGCTTTGCAGTTTCTAAGCCTTTTTCTAATGCTTCTGTTTTTATCTTTAAATCAATTACTAACTGACCTACTTCTGTTTCATTTGCCATCTTTTCACTTCCTTTTTGACCTAAATAAAAACGCCTACATATTTGTAAGCATTTAATTGTTTTTTAATATTATTTGGTTAATTTCATATGTGATAATATCTTCTTTTACTACTTTCCTCATATATATACATATTTTTTGTAGTGAATATTGAGAATACTGCTTATATTCCAATTGCTCTGGGATATCCCAATATATCCAAAATGTTTTATAATTTGTGTCTGTAATATCTCCTCTTTCTTCTATATAATGTTTACCTGTATAAAATTTTAAATCCGACCAAAACTTATAAACATATTTACTTTCAGTATTATTATCGTCCCAATAATTAAAATCGCTTGATAAATATTCTTTTAATTTTTCTTCATCCCTTTTTTTTAATATATCCACTATCTCGTTAATTACATCGCTATGAGTTTTTACTTTTCCTTCTTCAATTAATTTTTCTTCATGCTTAGACTGATTTGTGTATTCAATATTACTCGATACCAATCCGATCAGTATTGGCAAAAATATCAATAAGAAGATTATCAAAAATACTATCAAATAATGCGTTGTATCATTTTTTGTTTTTTCTATTCCCATCTTTTCCCCCTCCAGGGGCATAATAACACATATTAGTATTAAAGTCTGTCGAAAAATGTCGAAGAAGTTTATTTTTTAAAAATCTTCTGCTCCTACTTCTTGTTCATCTTTATCTTGTACTTTATTTAATTCTGCATATTCTTCCATTATTATAGGGATTTCATCTGGATAATAGTCATTTAAGAACTCTCTTTTACTTATTCCTATCTTAACACATATTGCTATTGTTCTTTGAAGCCAATTAGCATTGTAATTTTGCTCAATATTGGCTTCATTTGGACGAAAAAACTTTCTAATTCATTTATCTTCCAAAATTCTTGTACAACATCTAGTAATTCCTTAGGTGTAAGTTGGTTCTCTATAGTTTCTCTATCTATCTCCATTAGTTTTGATAGAAAATTAAATGTAAAATCAGGTAATATAATTAATAACTTTGTAATTAAATTCATTATATTCTCTACTGTAAACATTTCTGATAATTTAAAATCTTGTCCGTTGTCAGAAAGTTCTTTTATAAAATCTTCTGGCAAATCCTTTAAAGTCTGTAGAGCTTCAAAATACTTGCCACAAGGCTTCTTTTCAACCTCTACACCATGTATAGTTTTTATTTTTGGTAAACTTTTATTTTCATTACTTTTCGTCATAATTTTCTCCTCATATATATTTTTAGGAGAGTATTTCTACTCTCCTTCTGTTGGTATTGTATCTAACCATGTTAGGTCAGCATTTGTTGTTGTATCCTTTATGCTAAATAGTTTATTATCGCACTTTCTAGCCATAAATGTTCCTTCAATTTCAACAGAACTTTTATTTCCATTTCCAAGTGTTTCTAAATCAACCTTTATTTTTGATACCTTTGCCCTGTATTGTCTAAACATACGATATGTACCATCTGCTAGCAATCCTTTATATGTGCAAGCAAATTCTGGTGCATTATCTGTCGTAGAAAAATCATATTCTTTCGACTCAGCACTATATTTTCCACCTTCAAGCTTAGCTCTTAATTCATTTGGAAGCTCTTTTAATGTTAATGTAAAGCTCTCTCCATTAACAGTTCTGTCAATGTCGTATACTTCATCATCAGCATACATTTTGTCCTCGTCTGCATCTAAGTCTTTACTTAATTTTTCTGCATATGGAATACTTACCTTCTCCCCAACTATGTATTTTTCAAGAGTATTCTCTGTTAGTGGGAATATTGCAAATTGGCTAAAACCTTTTAAATATTTTTTTGGCATAATCTACGCCCTCCTTCTATAAAATTTCTTCTTTCTCAAAACGCATTGTCTTGTGATAGATATTTGTTTCTTGTTCAAATAGATCCATAGCCAAAGTCCTTTCAAAGTCTAATTCTGACATCTTGTTATTTACATCAATGGCTAATTTAGAGCATTTACTTGGACTTTTAGCCCATATGTCTATTTGAATAGCAATATTACTGCTATATTCTTCATCGTCTGCTTTACTAGATATTGAGTTATCCATTTCGTAATAAGAAATAGCAGGCTTTTTTTCTAAATCATTCCACTTTTGTGGATAAAAATAAGAAACCTCAATATCTGAGATTTCCTTTAATTTTTTTAATATTTGTGGTTTCAAATTTTTCATTATTTGCCACCCAACTTTCTTATTTCTTGTTGTATAGACTTAATTACTTCTTGTTCTACTTCTCCTGTATTTTCTGCATGTAAATAAGCAGGAGTTAAATATGGTTGTGCTACTTGACCTTTCCAATCAGCTTTATAAGATATTCCGCTCTGGTCTATCTATATTACTTGCAGAGCCTCTTTGACCTGTTCCAAATTCAACATATGGTGCATATTCGCAATTAGTAAATACTTCTGCTTCTGCGCCTTCTTGTGTTATTTCAGACTTTGTCTTTATAGAATTACGAAGATTTCCAGTCTTAACTGGTGCTAAATATTTAGCATTTTTTTGTATTTTTTTTGCTCCTCTTTCAAGACCTTTTCTACAGCTTTCTTTTATATTCCCACCTAGTCCAGATAGATTTGCAAGTAATTCATCTAGTCCTTCTATATTAGACATCTGCACCTCTCCTCTCCACAAGTAATGTAAAGTGACTATCGCTTGGAATTACCGATTTCACAACATAAGACCTCTCTGCCAGTTGCTTTTCTAAATATTCTTGAGTATATTGTTCCAATTCTTCATTTGAATATCTTGAAAGCAATAAATTACTTGGTTTCATATCAGAATAAACCAATATATCCCCTTCCTTAGCAATAGTGTTCTCACAAGTTACTATTGCACTTGCTTCTATCTCTTTGCCATATTCTTGCTTAATATATTCTCTTGTTGAAAACTGGAAATTACCTTTAAAACTATCTAGTTTCTGTAGCTTTCCGCTTTCAATCACAGCACCTTCTTCATCTACTGTTGTTGTATTTGACCATATTTCTATATCTTTATCATAAAATGTATCAGCGATAGCTTTCTTAAATATTTCAGGTATTTGCATTATTACCACCTCATATATGCATACATAGATATTTCATCTTTATTTTTTTCTATGTACTTATCCATATTTACATCGTCAGCTGTAACAGCTCCTACATCTTTAAATCCCACTGTCTGTCCGTTGTCTGATACCGATGCAACTACTTGTTTTCCTTCTCCATATCCATTTTTATAGAACACAACACAATTCATAGTATATCTAATAACCAAATATTCTAATTCTTGTGGTAAATCTATCCTATTGCAAATAGATTTTATTTTGTTAGTAATATCATCAATATAACCTTGTATTTTTTTATCTTGATTTTCGTCTTTAATATCAAGCCTTTCTTTTACTACATCTAATAGTTTCATAAAATCACCTACTCTTGTGGTGTTTCTTTTTCTTTAATCATTTCTATTATTTGAGCTTTTGTTATTTCTTCTGCTTTTTCAATTACTATTTCTAATTCTTTTGCTTTAGCTAATAGTTCTTCTTTATTCATTTGCTCAATTTTTTTAGGTTTGTTTTCTTCTATTTTTTTACCTTTTTCGCATCTTGCAATATGTAAAGGCAATACTGGTTCTGAAAACTCTTTTCCACATATTGGGCATTTCATTTTTCATTCCTCCTAATAAATAAACTAAGGCAGATTTCTCTGCCTTTTACTATCCTAATACTACTGCTGCTAATGATGGATATAATGGTGCAAATCCATAAATAGTATCAATAGATAGCATATTTTTCTTTGTTTTCATATCGTATCCGTATACAACTCTTAGATTTAATCCTTTATAAGAAATTACATAAGAATCTCTACCGTCTACTGGTAATGCTAATGCTCTTGATACGAAAGCAAAAGCTAATTTATTGAATACTAAGTTAGCAACATGGCCACCAGAAGTTTTATCTATAAATGTTACCTCTGCATCTGCTGCAATTTCTTTTACAACTGATGGATATACTTTTACAGTTATTACTCCTGTATCTGCAGTTGCATCTTCTGTAACAACATATTGTTGTCCATCTACTGTTAATAAATCTCCTTTAACTAATGTTTCAGAAGTAGCTCCTCCTTTAAGAACTATTGTGTCACTACCTTTGTTTGCCTTTGCATTTGCTTTTGGATTTTCGACCTTTGTAAATGTTCCTGCTTCATGAACTGCAACTTGTTGAGACATAAAGTTTTCTAGTCCTTGAACTCTACCAATAGAACCTTCTCTTAATGCTTGAGTACTTCCAGATTTTTCAGCATGTAAAATTGCATCTATTGTAGAGAATTTTACATCTGCATCTGGATCCCATACTGCATATCTATTTCCCATTGGAGCTTTAGCTTTATTTAATAGTCCTCTAGCATTTGCCATTACTTCTATTGTTGAAGGTGTTGTTCCTGCTGTTCCTAATGTTTTATAAACATTTTTATACATTTCAAGTCCTTCTTTGTTTATCTTTTCTGCGATAGCTTCCATCATAGGTATTAATATTTTTTCATTAAATGCTACTCTATCTAGAGTTAATTCTTTGGATGTAATTTCTACAGATACATCTGCAATATGATCCATTACAACTGGAACGCTTTTTTGATTGATTTCTTGAATTGTTACTTCATCTTTGAAGTCTTTTGCCTCAAATTGAGCTGGTTTTTCAACTTGGATTGTATCTCCTTCTTTTACAAAATCTTTACTATAATCAGTATAAAATAACTCTGGTACAACTAAATTATTTACCAGCATTGGTAACGCTTCCCTTGCTATTCTTTGACATGTTAATAATTTGTTTGGCATAATTAATTCCCTCTTTCTTACTTATTATTTTTTTCTTGAAGTGCAAAAAATTCTTCATCTGATAAATTGTCTAAATCATCATCGTCATAATTTCCGCCATCTTCTTTTCTCTTTTTTGGATTATCATCTTCTAATCCTTTATTTTTGCTTTTATCAATCTCAAATAGATATGCATCACTTGTTTTTAATGCTTCTATTTGGTCATCAAATCCTAAAAGTTTATCTCCATCTAATTTTACTTTGTTTAAATCAAGATTTGCTTTTACTGATTTAACATTTCTCGCTTTAGCATTACTAATTGCTAAATCAATTTTACTTTCTAGTCTTACTTTCTCTATTTCCGCTTTTGAATTATCTTCAATTTCTTTTTTCTTTGCTTCATAATCAGCTTGACTAATCGACCCTTTTTTAAAGTTGTTGTATTCATCTTCAACTTTCTTTTTATCATCCTCTAAGGTCTTTTTTTCTCCTTTAACTACTTTTAATTCCTCATTAATTTCATTAAATTCTTTTGCAGGTTTAAAATATTTTGGTAATTCCTTAGATATTTTTTCTTCTAATTCATCTACATTATCCACTCCTGCATTTTTTAATAATTCTTTTAACCATTCCATAATTGGTCCTACCTTTCTAGCTTTTTTATTCTGGTGCTACCAGTACGAAAAGTTGCTTTTATTTATTCTCACAAGCAAATGAGTAACAAAAATAGACAGTTTAAAGCCATATCTAGGGCATAAAAATAAGAGCTATTACTAGCTCTATAAATTTCATATCTTTACAGTAATAATTTAATTAATTAGTTTCGATAAAGAGTTATCCTTATCATCTTCTATAATCTCCCATTTTCCACACTCAGAACCGTCATCTAATGAAGATGGTCTTGTTGCAGAATAGAGATAATCTTCTCCACTATCATCTATAACTCTCAACATATTCTCTTCAACAGCAATTACCTCATATTCTTTTCCATCAGTTAATCCTTCAACACCGAAACTTTTACCAACGTACTTTACTTTCATTTTAGCTTCTTTCCTTTCAATTTATAGTCATATCTGCCATATTCTTCATGTTCTACAAAATGGATATCAAAGATATATTTGGCACTTTCAACTTTTCCAACTTTTTTCATCCAATCTTTTGGATTTCCTCCATACTTTTCAGCATACTTATGGGCACTTCTAAATATTGTACTAGTTTCCCTTCCAGCAATAATATGCACATTATTAATTATAACATTTTCGGGAATAAATTGCAAAATATTGTTTTCGTCGTAAAACCCTAATTGCTTTTCTAAAACACTATCTTCCGCTGATTTTATTTTAGGCAGTTTATTGGTAATATAATACTTTTCATATTGTTCTGGAGCATATTTTTTCGCCCATTCTTCATAGTTCATATCTTGTGAAATTATAATAGATTTACCATTTTCATCTTTGGCCCTTCTTTGTAAGTTCTCTGTTACGTCATCATCAAATTCTGCTACCGTTGTACATCTATCATTTGGATGTATTGGAGGATAGTTCTTACCGTGGCTGCTTATCTTTCAAATAAAATATTTTGTTGTCTAATTCTGCACAATGTTTACATGTAACATTATCTAATGTTGCAATAAATCTATATTTTTCTATATCTAATTCCTCGTAAGATAACATTTCTGCTTCATTTGCAAAATGATTAGTTTCTGTTCTTAATAATCTAACAGCATTATATTTGCCAATATTCATAGCATCGTCTAATGCGCTAGCCATTCTTTGTATTGATTTTCCAGCGATATTATCCGCTAGGAAATTTGACTTTAAATAATTAGCCAATTTATTGTTATTTTCCCATATTCTTTGTGAAAAATTTTCACTTTTATACCAGTTTTCATTTAGTATTAAATTGATTGTTCTATTATCTAATTGTGAGAAGTTAAATCCTATTCCTATGCCCTTTTGTGCATTAAAAATACTTCTGTAATATCCTTCATTAATAATATCAACATAGTGTTTTTTAGATATAACACATTCTTCTTGTACTAGTTTCTTTAGCTCTATATCTATGTTTTCTTGAAGAGCTTGGTATCTGCTTATTCTATATGCATATGCTGGCGCATTATATTTGGCTAATAATTTTCGTTTAATATCTATATCATCTATTGAATTTATTTGTTCTAATAAATTATTATAGAACTCTTTTGTCTCTCTTGTATTTAATAATTCTTTTGCTTCCTTAAATGTAAGCTTTCCATCAACAGCATACTTTCCAAATATTTTTTGAATTTCTTTTTGGATATTGTCTTTTGATTTATTATATGCTGTTATTAGTCTTTGAATTGTTCCTTCAGATTGTTTTTCTAATCTTTTCATGAGTTCTGTTTGTCTCTTTTCCCAGTAACCTTGTGGTGTCCTAGCCATTTGTAACACCTCTATTCTTGATTTGCATCATTGTGATTATCTTCAAATCCACCAGCAGTATTAAATATCTCCTGTTGCATTTTCATTTTTTCTTTTTGCTCTTCTTTTATTCTTTGCAATTCTATTTCCACATCATCGCATAGAGGATGCTTTTCAAGTTTTGATCTAGTACTCAATATATTATCGTTATTTAATGTATTTATCTTTTCATTTTCATTAAATATTCTTGATTTATTAAATTCAATTTTAAAATCAAATTCATTTATTCCTTGTGGTATTTTACCTTGCATTTTTAAATCTTGTAATACATACCACAAAACCTCATATATGGCACTCGTAAGTCCTCCTATACTATCGTCTGCTTTCATATCTAAATCTGTATACAAAAATTCTAATGAAACACCACTAGGAGCTTGTCCTATTAAATCTTTATTAGTTGTATCTACAGCTCTGCCAAATTCATATATGAGCTCTTTTAATCCTTTTAATAATGCTTGTCTCGCCTCATATGGTATTGGCAATAATTTAGCATCTATTTTTCCTGCCGTATCATTTGTTCTTGCTACTCCATTAACTTTTAAGTTCTCTATTAGTGCAAGTAAATCCTCTGCTCCATATCCATTAATAAGCCATATAATTTCTTTTAAATCTTCTACTGTATTTACAAAATTACTATTTATTAAATCATAGGCATCTATCAACGGTTTTATTGGCTCCAAATCCGTCATTTTTTCTTCATTGTTTTCTATTTCTATAAATGGTACTTTCCCCCAACTATGTCTTTCTATCTTTTTCAAGTTGTTTAATGCACTATCGTATATTTCTCTATACCAATGGCATTCTGGTCTTTCTCTAGTCACATCTTCTAAATATACTGTCGTATCACCGACTTTAGTTTCAATAAAATACCTTACTTCATTTTCATCCCAATATTCAACATAAATTCTATCTTCTGCTTTTTCTCCAGTTAAATCCTGTATAGTATAAAAGTGTAAAAAACCTATTAAATACGTTTGAGTTTCATTATCATAAATTGGTATACATTCTTCTGATGGATACTTTTCAAATACTAATTTTCCATTTCTATAATTAGGATGCAACCATGCTCTTCCCTTATTGCTTGCTTCTTTCAATCTGTTTTTTAGAAGTTTTTCAAAATCGGCACCTAAAATATTCCACACCATATTAGTAAGCTTGTTTTCAGCCTTTTTTACTGTATCACCTTTTTTTATATCAGTTGGACTATTATATGTTATAGTTATCGGCTTTCCACATACATATGCTTTCTTTTGATTTACTTGTTTCCAATAAAAGCCATGAGGTATGTGTTCATTTGACTTGTTTTCATTTTTTATTTTCTTGGTATTTCCAGTCTTTTGGTCAAACACTGTATAACTATTTAAATCTTTCTTTAAAATATCGTTTTTATCTCTAAAATATCTTTCGCCTTCAAGCATCTTTTTCTTTATATCCGACATATTAAATTGAGTTATTAATTCTTTTATTATCCTACTTTCTATTGCCATTAATTGCCTCCTAATTTCTTAAATATAAATCATCACTGCCATAACGGAGTGCGTCTATATAATGATTGTTTTTATCTTCTGGTATATTTAATGGATTGTCTTGCTTGTCTGTTTTCCATTTGTATAGCCCTAATTCATTTATCAAACCTTTACATTTAGGGTCGACTATTATTTCAAATCCTTTTAACCATTTAATTCCATGCAATATACTATCTGGTCCTTTTTGTGCTGGGATTGCATTTATCCCTAAATTGTTTAATTCTGCTATACTTTTAGGTTCTGCTGCATCAGCTTTTATCAATGCGTATGGTTCTATTCTTCTTTTTAATTCATTTGCTAACATTTCATTTGTTAATTCTGTAGCTCCAAATTCATCAAAAACTACAATTCTTTTTGCTTTTAAATCTACATTGAACTGTAAAAAAGCAGAAGGGTCTGAACTATATCCAAAGTCCAAACCTCTTCTAATTAACTCAAATGTATTTTTATATTTCTCTGTATCTTCTATATGCCAGTTTCTAAATATTAAACCTTTGCTTACACCCGGCATTCCTAATCCAGATGTTTTATAATCTTCATAGTCTTCTTTCTTCTTTTTTTCATATCTTGCATAATCTTTAATATCTAAAAACTCATTTATCTTATAATTTGTTATCATTAATAGTTGGCTTACTTTTTCTTTTACCATTTTACCTTGATATTCAAATTCTTGTTCATCTTCAACTATTAATTCTTGTTTTCCTTTTTCTATTAGTGTTTGTTCATTTGGTGTTAGTTTGCTTGTTAGTTCTTTTACAATGAAATGTTGTTCATTCCAAGGATTAAAACTTGCAACAGTTTGATTAAAATATCCTGCTGGCATTTTACCTCTTATAGACATTTTTACTTTATCGTAAGTATCTTTTTTATCTATTTCAAAGGCCTCTTCAAACCAACCGCCAACACAAAACTAGATCGGGATCATCTATTGTTATTGAAGCTAACTTCTCCCAGTCATCTAACCCTCTGAAAAATATTTTTTGTCCTGTGTATTTATTTACTGCTAATAGTGGATTTGTTGTAAATTTCCATTCGTCATAAACTTTTAGCTTTTTGGATGCCCAAACTAAATCTGCATATACACTATCTTTTATTGTTAATGCAGTATCTCTCATTGCTAGTAAACAAGCTCTTGGATACTGTTTTAATAGTTTCATCCACCTTAAAGCTATCGTTTTTGATTTCTTACTACCTTTTGAACCCATTATTATAGCTTCATCGCCTTTAAAGTTCCAAAGTGTTGCATATCCTTTTCCAACTAGTTCTTGCAAACTAATTTTTTCTTTATTCGCTAACATCATCTATCAACTCTACTCGTACAGCATTTTTCATATTTACATTTATGTCATTAAACATTCCTAGATGTTTTCCTAATAGTTCTAATGCTTTTACCTTATCATTGGTTTTAAATTCTATCGTTTGTTCTTGAATATGCTCAATAGGTACTTCATTATCTTGCCTTTCCATATTTATGTTTATTTTCATTGCACCTGCTTTTTGTAATACCTTTACACTTGATATTGCTCTAATTGTTTCTTCATCAATATCTTTTACAGTTTTTAATGTTCCATTGTTGTTATATATGTTTTTTATATTAAAAAATGCTATGTTGGCTAGCTCTTTTATTACCATGTCTTGCGTTACTTCTGTTCGTTCTTCTATCTCTTGTTGCTTTTCTGATATGTATTCTTGAACCTTAACATTTCTTAACATTCTGCTTGATGCTGCATTAGCTGTTTCATCTTTTTTACATCTTGGATAAGCAACCTTATATGCTCTTGTTGCATTAAGGTCTATTAAATACTCATCACAAAATCTTTTTTGTGCATCTGTCATATAAGATTACCTCTCTTTCTATTTATTTAAAATACTTATCTACTATTTCGTGAATAATATCATAAGAATTTGATACTATATCTGCTACATCTTCTTCAGAATATTCTTGCTCGCTGTGAGTTATATAATTATCTATATAACAATGGGTTAGTTCGTGAATTAGAGTAGACTTTTTTCTTTCCTCAGGCAAATCCTTATCTATATAAATCTGCATGATATCACAATATGTAATTCCATAATATCTTGTACTTAAAGATTTTATATTTTCTTCTTCATTTGCTTTTCTTTGATTTTGAATGCTCTTAATTTCACTTTGTGGCTTTTCTTCTATACTCCAAGTCCTGTTGTTTATTTTGAATTTCATATCTTTTTTCTTCCTTCTCACATTGTTTGTTATACCTGCACTGCTCACACTTATATTTCATGCAATTTTTATAATTAATCTTTTCTTTCATAGTACGCACACTTTGTTATGACTACGTCATTTAAGGCGGATATTCTTATCTCGCATAGATCTTTATCTTTGTTTTTACAGTTCTTACAATTTTCTTTTACATATTTCTCATATCTTTCTTCGTTAGTCATAACAACACCTCTTTCGTTAATTTATAAAGCACTATAAAATGATGTAACTGCACATCACTTTGTACTATTTTATAGAAAACTAAAGCCTCGTATTAACATAGTAATACAAAGCTTTTCAAAAGATCCTTCTTTTTCCAATGCACATTTCTATTTATATACCTCTAACATGCAAAAAGGTTAAGGCTTAACTAGAATTGCCTTACATTTTATATGAATTACCAAAGGATAAATAAGGATTTTGGAATTATTTATATTAATTTATCTAGTATCCGTTAATAACTAATTTTCAACTATTTTCCAATCTTCTGCCAACATATCAGCTTGACTTGCTAACCAACCTAATTGAACTCCTGATGTTCCAACAAATGCTATTGCTTTATTTCCTATTGCATCATGCTCTGCATTTACTATTTCATTGTTAGCATTTTTATAACTGATATTGGTTGCTAATTCTATGTATTGATTTTTTCCATTCCAGCCTTTTCTTTGAACTCTTTTTCCTCTTTTTAGACTAGATATTGCCTCTCCAAATGTAAATGTTTGTATGTTTAATTTTGATTCATCTATATCATCACATATAACCCAATTATCTGCTACTATATTATCTAAATCTACAAATATGTCATCTGTTTCTAGGAATGGTATTACACTTCCATCTTTGCAATGCATTGTTATTGTGTCATTTTCTTTTATCCAATAACCTCTCCAATGTTCTCTTTTTATTTTATATCCTTGTTTTAATGCTTCATATGCTTTTTTAAATTCCATTTATTTTTTCTCCTTTTTAGCAAAATAATAGAGCCTATCGTTTGATAAGCTCTTGTTATTACATATACCCTTTTATGTCAGCCTTTACGACTCTCAAAAAGTGTGTATAATCTCCATAATTTTTCTCTTTACTACTTTTAATTATATCTAAGTATTTTTCAGGTTCATTCTTTATTAATTGTGCTACGTGAACCATTTCACTTAGTTCTATTATTATCTCTAATTCAATTCTTTTCTCTTTGGCATTTCTTATTGTATCAAAATCTTCATTTTGGTATAAATTAAGCAGTTTCTTATAAATTTCTATGTTATTGTCATCACCAATGTGTACTATTCTCATATATAACCCCCCTTTCTCAGAGATATTATATATGATCTATTTTGCAAATGTTGTCGAAAAATGTCAAAAGGGCCAACTTTTCGTTAGCTCTTTTCTGTTTATATAGTCTTACCTATCTATCCACGATACAATTATAACACGTTTTTTTGACAAAAAAGTCTCATTTTTGTCTCACTTTTGGCTCACTTTTTTTATTTCTTTATGTACTGCATATACAAGCTCGCTATGTCTACGCTTATATGTTCCTTCTGACATACCTTCATTTATGATGTCCCACTTATCTTGTCCTAGTTGATATTGATGTTTAAATATGTATTTTGCATTCTTGCTGATTAGCTCTATTGCTTGATTCACAATCTTTATTTCTTTTGATGCTTCCTTAATATTTGAATCTTCTTGTAGCTTAATAACACTGTCTAATACTCTATCTGATGTTGAGTATGGAGCTTTTGGCATTCCATCTACATCTACAGCACATAAACTCATTATATCATCTCTTATATTCATCAACTTAATTTGATTGTAATTATATCTCTTTAAGCAACCTTTTGCTTCTTTGTATTCTTCTTTACTAAGTTTCATTAGTACCTCCTACAATTTATTATATCTTTACATTTTCTGGATGCACTGTGAGTTTGGGTGGTTCAATCTGCTGTTTTAGTACTCCTAGTTGATACAGACTGAACGTTTCCTTGTATCCGTACTTTTTATTTTGATATAAAAACGTTGTTGCATTGTTTCTTTTTACAAATTCATATTCTTGTTTATTCTTTATTACTACTTTTGGTATCTTCATATGTTTTCCTCTTTCTTTTTCAAATTCAATACATTTTGTACTTGTTTTTGAGAACTTCACTTAATTTTTTATATAAACTTTACTGTTATTTGTTTATTTTGTAATTTATAATAATTCTTGTAATGTTTTTATTCTTTCATCAGTTCTAATCTCTAAACACCATAATACAGTTTCTTCTTCTTTAGTTTTTGATTTTTCTCTTCGTTTAGATATATCTTCTAATTTACCTTTCCATTTTTCTATTTCATCTTTTATTTTTTGCTTTGATATATAATTCTTATCTACTATATTTTTATTTTTTTCTTGTATATCTCTAACTTTTTCGTATGTTATTTTAGATTTTTTTAATTCTTCATTCTCTTTTAATACTCTTTTATAAGCTGATAAAATATGCTCTATTGCATTTATAACATCTGCACATTTTTCGTCATATCCTAACTCTTTAAACAATTCATCTGCTGTTTGCACTATGTATCACTCCTCTCTCAATTAATTGTTTCGCCTATGTAATCAGCATAAACATAACCTTTTCTTCTTACATTTTTGCAAAAAGCATTTATTCCGTCTGTTTCAATTATGTTTAAATAATATTCTATTAATTTTTGAGTTTCTGGATGAAATATTCTTTCTTTTTTACATTTATTATAATATTTTAATGGTTCACTATATGCCTTGTCATAATCCACTTTTTGCTTTGAATATACTATTCCAGCCCCTAACCAATCACATATCATCTCAATTACATAATCATACGGAATTTTACAAGGTGTATTTTTATAAGTACCTATATTATCAATCCAATATTCCCAATGATGTGGGTTATGTCCTTTATGATGTTGCCATGCTAGACTATATTCTTTTTCTTTCTTTTCTGCATCAATTGGACTACTTGTTCCTTGAAAATATTTTGCACTGCTAAAAAATTCAGTTATTCCATACTTGCTCAAATCATGCATTAATCCTCTTTTATATTTCCCACATTTAAAGCAAAATTTCATAACATAAAATTTGTGCTTTGTTATGGTTTTAAAATGTTTTATATATTTTTCTATATTACTCATATCTTATTTACTCCTTTACTACCAAATTTGCTTTGTCTAGCTTATACATTATTTCACTTAATTTTTGATATGGTTTTTTGGATATAAAAATTGCTTTTATTCTACTTGTTATTACTGGTAATTCTGGCCTTATTATTTTTCTGTCATGAACACATACATAAACACATTTGTTTTTTGCTATAAAATACTTATATGTATTACCATCTAATTCAAATCCAAACTTTTCAAGTTCTTTTAAATCTACATCATCTCTTATTTTTAACATATCTATTTACTCCTTCCACGTTTCTTTCCAAATTTTTGTCTTCTTCTTTCTTCTCTATTTCTTGGTTTTGGATTTTCAGCTTCATATAATGCTTGTAATTTTAATCTTTGTTCTTCAGTTAATTTTATATCTGTGTATTCCATATATCTTATTTACTCCTCTTTTCTTGACTGTCTATTACATATATGTTATTATATTTTTGGAGATGTGATGAAATTGGTAGACATACCAGCTTACCAAGCTGGCGGATATTATCCATGCGGGTTCGAATCCCGTCATCTCCACTGAGCACCTACTTTGTAGGTGTTCTGTTTTATTTTTTTAAATATCTATATCACTTATTCCTAAATAGTCAAGCATATCTGTATAACATTCTTTACACATATTGCATAATTTTCGTGAAGAGTTTCCATTTTTTGCGACTGAAACAGTTATTCTGTCTAATGTAAAATTTCCACATCTTACACAAAATTTTTTATTGTTACTTTGTATATTAAACATAAATTGCTCAAATTCTTTTTTGTTCATGTTCTTTACATCTTCAAAATTCATCTTCTCCTCCTATTGTTGCAGAGCATCTATAAGCTCTATCTGTTGCTCTACTTTATTTTGTAATTCATTAACCTTTTTCTGTTTATTATCAGAATCTATCATTTCAGCTGCAATAAAATATATGATAATGCATAATGCTATTAATGTCATACATATGTAATATGTGATATTTTCAATCGTTTTTCTATAATCCATTGTTTAACTCCTCCAATTCTACTATTACCTTACTATTATTCGAATATTTAAAACCGTCTGTAAAATTAGTTACTATTTTTCTATTATCGTCTTGTAGTACTCCTGCTTGTACTAATGCATCTAATATAAACTTTTTAGCAAAGCAAATATTGTCTAAGTCTCTTCTTTTATTCTCTTCTATCCATGTAAAATGACCAATTACGGGCTTGTCTATTTTGATATTTCCTAATTGCTGTTTTATGCAATTAATTATGTATTGCTGTTCTTTCTTTTTTGCTTCAGCTCCTGCATACTTGTTCGTTCTGTTATATTTTGTATATTCGTTTAGCCCCATAAGCCTTTTATTAACTTCAAATTTATATCTCATCTTTTATCTCCAATTCTTCAGTTAAATACTGATATGTATATTTAGGATTATTTTTTCTTTGTTCTAGTTCTTTTAGATTTTTCAATGCTTGTATTAAATCTTTTTCTATAAACTTGTTTTTATATTTATCAATAAAAGTATTTTTCAATGATACCACTACATCTATTTCATCTTTGACTTTTCTTCTTTCTGCCCTTACATATTTCAGTTGTTTTACTATTTTGCACGACTTAATTGCATCCACACTGTGATTTTCTATATAATGTAACAACTCATCTTGTTTAATATCCCAAATACTTTGTTGATTTCTTAATTCTGATAGTCTTTTATCTATATCTTGAAAGAGTGTTAATGTGTATTTTAAAATATCTTCTATTTCCATAGTCTCTCCTGTTTATCTAACTCTAATTTAATCTGTTTTCCTTCGGAACCCGTGACATACTTGCACTTCTTAACTCCCCTAAAATATGGATTTTCAAGGAGCTGGCACCCTAGACACCAGTTTTTTTCTAATGCTTTTGCACAAATACCGTTCTAATTGTGGATAATTCATAAGCTAGCCTCTAACTACTCTTACATATTTTTTATTTTTGCTTTTACAGATTAAATATGTTGTATAACCATCTATTAAGTACCCTTCTTTATTTATTACAATTGGTTGCTCAAATTTGCCTGTAATTAAATAATATGAAATCTTATAATTCATTTTTTCTTCTCTTGGCGGATGCTCTATAAAACTATCTTTTATTTTTATATTACTCAATTTTTTTATCATAACTACCTCCTAATAAATTCTTGAAATATGATTCATGTTCAAGGCTTCAAATCCCTTTAGCGTTCTTTCGTAAACAGCTACTGTCTTGCCCGTATACTCACATTTCTTTTTATCTATCGCTTTAACCATTCCCATATTTTCTAATTCTGACAAACGTGGAGCGGTATAATTTCTTTCTGTGCTTGGAATAAACCCTAAGTCAAATAACTCCACAGCCAACTCTTTAGCCGTCTTAGGCTTGTCCAATCTATTCAAAATCTGTATGTATCTTATTTTTGTTTTATCTTGTATGTCATCGAAACTCATTTGTCTTGTAGTTTGTGTTATTGTACTCATTTGTTTCACTCCTTCCGTTACAAACCTAATTCTTTTAAGGTGTATTTCTTGTTTGTTTCCATTCCTTTATACATGCTGTTATCTGTTATGTATGGAAAAACTAGTTTATCATTGTCCTCACAAACTATTCTTATATAGGGATTTATTTCCGTTATTTCTTTTTTCTTTTGTATAAATTGTATTCTTTTTCTGAATGGTCTAATTACATCTGTTAAATATTTCTTTTCTGTTTCATCTAGTATTTCTTCTTTTCTCTCGAAAATTGTATTGTATTTTCCTGGTCTTTCTATTTTAATTATGTCATACTCTTCGTCACCGTTTGCATCTTTCAAATCCTCTGTGTAATATGTTAATGATACAAAGTGATTGCTTCCATATAGTTTATTTTCAAACACCATCTTCTTTAGTCCATTTCTTTGTGTAACTATATCTCCATCTTTTAAGTCTGATTTTGTGAATTTCCATTCTACAAATTCATCTTCTCCCATCCACCAAAATTCGTTTTTTTTAAGTGAACTACATTTATAGTCTATATCACTAACTTCCTCTATTCTTACAATCTCTCCAATATCAAACTCATGTCCATGTCTTTTGGCTATTACTTTAACTTTATCTCCAACCTTAAATTTCATTTATTTTTCCTCCTCTTCTAATCTTTTAATCTCCTATCTGTTTTATAAAGTTACTTTGCAATTTTAATAATTGCTCTTTCATATTTTCTGGCAATAATCTTTGTTCTCTTTGTCTTTCCGTTATTATCTCGTATTGCTTTAAGAATTGCCCTTTTGTCACAGTATTTACTGTTGCTATATCCGTTCTAGCTAATTCTTTTACTTGTCTTACATTTCCAAAGAACTTCTTTACTTCTGGACTTGCTTTATCAAACTCTTCTTCTGTCATATATCCACCACTACAAATCATTGAATATGCTTCATTCCAAGCTTCTATTGCAGTATTTTGACTGCTTGGGTTTATCATCTCTATTGCATTTTTTCTTATGTCGTGTATCGTTGGAGGATATGGACTTTCTATTATTGTTTTCTTTACTGCTTGCAAAACTAACTTATAATCTAAATCCCCTAGACATTCATACCAAGTATTTAACATTAGCTCTTTTTGTTTTTGTGATTTGTTTGATATAGCTTCATAGTTACCAGCTAAAAGAGTTATTATTTGCACCATTTCTGTCCTGCTCATCTTTTTCTTTTGCCTCCTTCCATAAATCCACAAAACCGTCTATTTTGTCTCTTTTTTTGTTATTATATTTTCCCTCTAGTATGGAAACTGCTTTATCTGGTCTTATAATAAAGTCAAAGTCTGCTTTCCAGTTTCTATCGTTGTCTCCTATAAGAAAATCACTAGTATTTGCTATTATGCAAACATCTATAAATTGCTTTTCTGTTAATTCTTTTAAAAGCTTATTTATGGCTGTTTTTCGTTTTGAAGTGAGCTTTTGAACTCGCGGAAGGTTTGGACAATAGGAATTGTAAATTCCTATAATATTATTATATTTATCTTTTACTTCTACTTTTTCATCTTCATTTACATCTACTTTAACATCATCATCTACATCTTCATTTACATTATCAGTTATTCTTGTTATGCCGTGTTATATCATTTATAACATTGTTATTTTTGTTATCTTCTGTTATAACATTGCTACTTTTGCTATCTTCTACTATAACTTCGTTATTTTTGTTATTCCATCTATTTGCCATTCCCTTCTTGCCTGCTTCACTTCTTTTATTCTTTGTGCCTTCCCATTTATCTCTATCTCTGTCTAGTTGTGCTTTTATAAACGAGAAAGCCATCTTCAATGTACCTTCTAGTTTAGGTTCTTGTTTTGTTTTCTCGTATTGCATTATTGCTCTTATAAGTTGCCCTAATTCTTCATCTGTTAATAAATTAAATTGTTCTTCATAGTCTAAATACATTAGAAAACTAACTTTCTCCATATGTTTTCTCCTTTCGTTAAATTGCAAAGGACATAGAAACCTTATAAGAATTTTATAAGATTATTTCCATGCCCTCCTTTCTTTAAATTTCTGTATTATTAATTAAACATTTTTAATATTTCTTTTGTTATTAAGTCTTTTGCCTCTTCTTTCGACATGTTATTTAAATCAAACTTTTGTATTTTAACTTTGTCAGTATCTAATATTGTCTCAGCTCGTTTTTCTTCCTCGTCTTCTAGTCCTAATTCAACTACTTGTTGTAGAACTTTTTGGGATATTCCTTCTTTTTTTAATGTTTTTATATAGCAAACCAGCCCTGCTAAAATCTCATCTGTCTTTCCTTCTATCTTTGTATATTCTTCTGTTATTTCTGCTCTAAAACTCATTTTTATTTTCTCCTTTTTATAAATAATTCTTGCCATACCTCTGTATAAAATCTTCTTTTGTTTTGTTATAATGTTCTTGCCAAGCCTTTTGAGCTATTATTTTTAACCATTCCCATTTCTTAGGGTTAAGATGAATTGAATCATTGCTTGTTCTATGCATGCCAGGTGTAATGAATATTACTAATCCATCTTCAATAGACTTATCTCTATTACTTGTCCTGCCTTCAAAAACTTCATGTCTTTCTAATCCGCTCATACCTTTCCGTTGAATACAACGGATTGGTTGGCATTATACTAAACTCTTTCATCTATCCACCTTAACCTTTCAATTTCATTTGGTGTTAATGTGCATATTCCTAACTGTTGTGCTTCTTGTATTACACCATCCAAAAGCACTCTAAATTCGTTTTTGTCCATTTGAGAACTGCCTTCATATACTTTATATATCTTGAAATTTACACCGTTTATTTTGGTTTCTCGTTCAAATTCGTAATATTTAAAAAACTTTGATACATCAATATCAGCTCTTATTGTTACTAACATTGACTGCGAATAATCTTTAATCATCTTTAAATATGTATCTTCTTTTGACAATCGCATTTTGTTTGCAATTTCGTTAATTAAACTCCACATATATGCGTTTTGAGTTAAAGTCCTTTTTGTTTTATGCTCTTTCACTTCAAATAGCTTTTCTCTACTTTGGTTAAATAACCATTTGACAAGTGTCTCTGCTGTTCCTATCATAACTGCCTCCTAAAATGGCAAATTCTCATATTCTGTATTCATTTTTTCAATTTCAGATATCGTATCTAGGACTCCTTTTGTCTTTATAAAATCGGTCATTTTTTCAGTTTTTTGCATTAATCCTTTAAAATCTTCCCACATTTTTTTATAATCCATAATTAACTCCTTTCCATATGTTGGTGCATAAAAACATATTTTGAATTTTCTCCCATATTATTCAATAAAAACTCACTTGCTTGTTGTTTACTTAAATGACTATCTTTTGCTCTAAATTCATAAACATATTTGCAGTCTTGTTGTTTTTCTTTTATTCTTTCTTTTATTTCATCTTCGTCATAATTTCCCTCGATAAGATATAAATCATAATTCTTAGCACTTATTCCTTCTACTGTTCTTGTATCTGTCATATAAATCACTTTATAATCATCAAATAATACTCTGTAACCGCATTGTGGCACGTCATGATATAATTTGATTGGTACAATTTTAAATAGCTTATAATCGTATCTCGTGCCAATTTGAAGTACATCTATGTTCTTCCTTAAAACTCCACATTCCAATAGTGGTTGCAACAACCATTCGCAACAAGCAAATCTCAACGTTGGTCTTTCTTGTGCTAATTTTCTAATTGTTTCTTTTTTGAAGTGATCTGAATGTATGTGGGTGAGAAGTACTATTTTCAATTGTTTATAATACTTCTCTAATCTTTTAAAAGTCACTCCACAATCTATTAAAATTATGTCTCTTATTATCGTTGCATTTCCTGTACTGCAACTAGATATAATTTTATAGTTCATTCATTGATACCTCTCTTGTATTCTCTGTTTGTTCTATAACATCAGCTTGTACTTCAATTGGTTCTTGTTGAGGAATCTCTTGTTGCATTTCCTCTGCTTCATACATTCCTGCTAAATCTTCGACAAATGTCTCTCTTAAAGCTCTTACTTTTGCAACTTTTTCAAGCATTGTTGCACTTTTGGTACTCCAATTTGAATTTAATTGTCCATCATTTTTTCTTTGTGCAACCTCATTAAAACTTACACTTGAATATGTAGGGTGTGACCAATCTTTTCTAAAAACTCTAGCCCAGCCACCAACAAGCTGTTCATTTCCTAGTCTGAATGTTCCTTGTCTTTCTTCTATAGTTCCATCTTCTTTTTGAACTATAATTCCACATTCCATTCCATCATAATTTGGATTTAAAACAGCCCTTTTCAATATTGCATCTTTTCCAACAACTAATTGAGCTGGTGTTCCTGCTTTATACTTGATCAAATATGCTTCTCTTAAGAATGGATTTAATTTTCTAACCTTGCAAAGTTCTGTAAATAACTTAAACTCTTGATTTGTAATGGGAACATCAGTTCCAACTATATATTCTTGTACTATTTTTTTACTTAATTTTATTTCTTGTCCTTCCACTTCAAATTTAACTACTAAATCTTGTGTCTTATCTTGAACTTCATTACTCATATTCATATCCTCCATTTACTAAAAATTCTTTTAATGCTTTTAATTTTATTCTAGTTCCTTTTACTGTAAACTTTAATGTTAATATTTCCTCTTGTTTTTCCTCTACTGTTGGTGCTTGTAGAACTTCTTGTTCTGTTACTCTAAAATTATCTAGTGCTTGTTTGGTTGCTTCGGTTTGTATTTTTATATTCTCATCTGCCATCCTTTGAGCTTCTTCTAATTGTTTCTGTTTTAGCTCTTCTTGTTTTCTCTTAGTCTCTTCTACAGCTTTTATTCTGTTTATAACCGTACTTATTGCTGTACTTAAAACATGACCATTTTGCTTATACTCAACTAGTATTTCTTCTTTATGTTCTTGTAACATTATTGTTGCTAAATCTGTATTAACTCTGTCTATAAAATCCTTAGCTTGTTTCTTCAATGATGTTTTACTATCTGATAATCCAACTTTAATTTTTGCGTCCTCAAATTTTATAAAATCAATAAGCAAACTTTGTTTGTATTCTTCAAAGTAATCTCTTATTTCTTGTTCTTTTCTTGCTCTTAATTCGTCTTCTGTTGTATCTACCTTATTTTTTAATTCGCTATCTGCTTCCTTATATTTATCTGATATGTATGTCTTATAAACACCCTCAAATTGCATATATGGTTCTAATATCTTTTCTTTTACTGTTTTTCTTTGTTGTTCTACCTCTTTAAATTCTTTATTTAAGTCTGCTCTTATTTGCTTAATTGCTTTCACATTTTCTTCTGTGCATACTAAGTTCTTTGCATTTGCTACCTTTTTATCAATTTCTATTGATAACTCTTTTAAATGTTCCTCTATTTTTGGTAGTTGCTTAATTGTTATTAGTTCTTGCATTATTCTTCCTCCATAATTTCATCAAAAACTCTATCTTCATAATCTCTGTCTGCTTCTTCAAGCTCATGTTCGTATCTTGCTTGTCTTTCTTCTGAATCCGTTGTTTCTATTATGTAACCATTTACTATTCGTATCATATCTGTTCCTTTCCACAATGTGGACAATATTTATAAGTTTCTTCTAGTGTTTTTCCACAGTTGTAACAAACTCTGATGTCCTTTCTTTTAGAAATTTCAATTTTGTCCCCTACTTGTAATATCTCAAGAGGTTCTCTAATCTCTATGTTTAAATTTTTTCGTATTTCCATTGGAATAACAATTCTTCCTAATTCATCTAGCCTTCTTGTAATTCCTACCGCTTTTCCCATTTGACTTTCCTTTCTATCTTGTGCTATAATTAATACGAGAGTTCATATTTATGTGATTCAATTGAGTTAGTAATTGGCTTCGAAATCTTTTACTAGCTCTTTAATTTTGTTTAAAATACTTTTTTCATTGTTGTAACTATTGCTTTCAGCTAGATTCTTAATTCTTTTAACTAATTCTGAAAGTTCTTCACTATTGAATCTTAAATCTTTGTTTTCGTTATATAATGCCTTATTTTCTTCTTGCCATTGATGTATTTCTGCTCTTTGTCCGTCTATAAGTTTATCTCTGTTAGCAATTTGTTTTGATTTTGTTTCTATGACTTCCTTTAAATGTCTCTTTCTTTCAAACATACTATTTCACTCCTTTCTTCAATTCTTTTAATCTTAATTTTAGCTTTGCCATTGTTACCACATGCCATATGTAGCATTTATCTAGCTTGTCCATACTCTTCCTCCTTAGTTTAATAATTTACTTGCTTTTTTCATTGCAAATTTATATATACTAAATCCGCTTAGTCTATATACCGCTATTTGAATTAATAACAATATTGCAATAAACTTTGTTATTTTTGTTGCAAAATATAATATAAAAAATGCTATTTCAAATAAGCTATACATTTTTATCATCTCCTTTCATTCTTTTCTTTCTATATTTACTACAATCTTAATGCCATTCTTTTCGGCTATAATATCTGCCATCTTTTGTAATAATTTTCGTATTATTTCTTCATTCATTCTCCCACCTCTCTAAAATATATTCATGACTGTTTGTCTACTTGTTCATGTCTTTTCTTCTTGTTTTTCGACTTATTTCGTTATATAATCAACTCATCTTTACATGAAAGGTGGTGACTATTATGAATCAATTTAAAATTCCTAAAGAAACATTTAATAGTTTAAAGAAACCTAACAAACTGTTAATAATTTCTTTACTAACTATAATAATAAGTAATTGCATTACTATATTTGGCTTCAAACTTTTAGATATAAAAATTAAAATTATAATCTCTTTAGCTATATTTTCCTTGGTTTTATTAATTGATGTTGTCATACTATATACTCAGTATTATATGTTCTATTATCAAACAGAATATTTTAACAAGATTTATCGTTTAATTGATCTCAATGTTGAAAATCTTGATCAAACTCTTTTATCATTAGAAAAAGAAAGTACTGAGATAAGAGACTCTGTAAATGAAAACAACAAAGAGATTGAAATGTTAAAATCTAAGATTTCTTAACTTTTTCTTATACTCGTTTATATTTTTTATGTTTCTTGTTATTTCTTTAATGCCATACAAGATATAAACGAGCATAATTATTATCAATAATGTTTCCATACTCTCCTCCTTCTTTTCTGTACCTTGTCGCAATTTACTTTTGCACAATATTTTGTGCTTTAACTTCAAAAAAAATGGTGGCTACTTTCTTATTTAGTGCTCCTGCAATTTTAATCATTGTATCATACGTAACATTAGTATTTGAGCCTGTCTCTAAAGATGATATTGTATTTCTTGATACTTCTGACTTTTGTGAAAGTTCGTCTTGCGTAAGCCCTGCTAATTCTCTGTATTTTTTAACGTTATTTTTCAAATTTTACACCTCCTTGTTTGCACAATATTTTGTGCTTTCGTCTATATTATATACTTTAATTTTCTTTTGTCAAGTATTTTGTGCAAATTTTTAAAAAAAAATTTTTCCTATTGATTTTTTGCACATTCTATTGTACAATGTAGTTGAAAGGTGATAAAAATGTATATAGGCGAAATTATAAAAAATTATAGAACGAAAAATCAATTATCTCAAAGAGCTTTTGCTGCTAGGACTTCTTTAAGTCCCTCTTATATAAATACTCTTGAGAAAATATATAATCCCAAAACTGGCAAACCATATTCTGTAACAACAGATGTAGCAATGGAACTCTCTAATGCAATGTTTATCAGTATTGAAGATTTGCTAAATATGTTAGATAAAACACAAGAATTTATAGTAAATAATGAAACTAAAATTAACAACTTTGGAAATTCTGTTATTCCCATCCCTATTTTAGGTACAGTTAAAGCTGGTTATGATTATCTGGCTCAAGAGAATTGGATTGGGACTATTGATGTTGAAACTTCTTTGGTTGGAAATGGCGAAGACTACTTTGCATTAAAAGTACATGGAGATAGTATGAGTCCTTCATTAATAGAAAACGACATTGTTATTGTAAAGAAGCAGAATGATTTTGAAAATGGTAATATTGTTGTTGCTATCATAAATGGCAATGAAGCTACTATTAAAAGAGGTAAAAAAAGTGAAACTGGAATATTATTGCAACCACTTAATACTGCTTATGAACCTTTAATTTTTACAAATGAAGAAATAAAGAACATTCCCGTTCTTATTGTAGGAGTAGTAAAACAATTAAAAAGAGAATATTAGGAGATTTTATATATGAATGAAGAAAAATATTGTTCTTGCAAGACAATAGGCAAAATCACAACTTCATTTGATGATTGGTGTGAATTTGATATCTGTTGTAATTGCGGAAAAATGATAAAAGATAGTTACAGATACTTAGACCATTATGATGGCGAAGATCATGTAGATTATGATATTGATTAAAAAAAGAGAAATATGTTCTAGTTTGCGACAAGGTACATATTTCTCACTCATAATCACTATTGAAAATGATTACTTTATTATTATACATGATAAAGTCTCTATTTTCAATAGTAAAAAATAAATTATTTGGAAATAGAGGTATTTTTTATGGTTAAAGAAATAAATAATAATATGAATGATTTTACAAAAAAAGTTGAAGAAGTAGCTCTTTATATAAGAGTATCTACAGAAGAACAGGCTATCAATGGAGATAGTTTAAGAACACAAAGAGAAGCTCTAACAAAATTTGCTTTAGCAAATCATTATCACATATACGGCATATATGAAGATGACGGTTTTTCTGCTACTAATTTAAATCGTCCAGCACTGCAAAGGTTACTTGAAGACGTAAGAAAGAATAAAATTAATAGAATACTTCTCACAAAACTAGATAGACTTTCTCGTGGCGTGAGAAACTATTATAAAGTTCTAGATGTTCTTGATGCACATTGCGTATTCTGGCAAACAATATTTGAGAAATACGATAGTTCAACTGCAAGTGGAAGACTACATATTAACATTATGCTTTCTGTGGCTGAAAACGAATCTGCTCAAACTTCTGAAAGAATTAGAAGTGTTTTTAATAATAAAATCCATCAAAAAGAAATAATTAGCGGAAAAATCCCTATTGGTTACAAAAAAGAAGAAAAGAAACTCGTTGTAGATGAAGATAAAAAAGCTCTTGTTATTGATGCTTTTAATTTCTATCTAAAAAGTGGAAGCGTCTATAAAACATTTGAGTATTTAGCTCTCTTCGACCCATCAATAAATTATCCAAGAACGGCAAGGTTGCTTGCTAACCCTCTTTATATTGGCACTAAAGTATGTAAATATGGATCTATCGAAAACTATTGTGAGCCAATCATATCTAAAGAAACATTTGATGAAGTTCAAAATCTCTTAAAGAAAAATCAGAGAAAAAGAGACAATTCTGATCATGAATTTCTATTTTCTGGTCTTTTACGATGCAATGAATGTGGATATAAAATGTCCGGTAAATACTGCAAGAACTTCCCTACTAATTGTACTTTTTACTATTTATGCTCTAATGCACGACTTAAGAAAAAATGTAACATGCTTAAGCAACTTAATGAAACAAAAATTGAAAAGAAATTGTTAGAACAAATTGTTCCAGAAATTAATAAGTACATCGACAAAAATAATATTTTAGAACAAGAAAAAGTGCAGATACGAGATATTTCAAAAGAACGTGACAAAGTTAATAAACAACTGGAAAAACTAAGAGACTTATATGTAAATGATTTAATTCAAATTGACCACTACGAAAAACAATACAAAGAACTTACTTCAAAGTTAGACAGTCTTAAAGAAGAAGAAAAACCAGTTGAGGAGAAGAAAACTGTCAATTATGACGAATTTAAATCGTTTTTAAGTAGAGATTTTGTTGCTCTATATAACAACTTATCTCGAACAGAAAAAAGACTAATATGGGCTTCTGCAATTGACACTATATATATTGATGATAACTATAATCTACGTATAGTTTTTATTTAAAATTGTTATTGGTATATTTTTTTGTTGCCAGAAGATAATAGAAATGTCATTTATGGTATAGTTAGAGATTGCTACAAAGATCCTGTAAAAGACGCTGTTGTAAAACTTATAGAAGTTGAGTGCAAAATGGGAAAAGACATTAGAAAACCTGTTTCTCACACATTTACTGATGAAAATGGAGAATTCGTATTTGGACCACTTTGCGCTAACAGACTTTATGAAGTTGAAATTTGGGTTAACAACGTAAAACACGCGAAAATATGTACTGAATGCCACCGCCAGGGTGAATGCTTAAAAGGTGTTGACATGGATTGCAAGAAAGACGACTGGAAACCAGGAAAGCCAGGAAAACCTTGCGATGAAAAGCCATGTTGCAATAGAGATTCAGAAGCATCATCAGAACAATAATCTTGCAGAAAACTAAGGCTAAATATTAAAAATATACAGCCTTTTGATTAGACAAAAAGATAGAAGGAATGGATTTTTCCGCTCCTTCTATGATTTTAATTTAATTCCTCTTTTATATATTTTAACCTTTGTTTTGTATCTTGACGAGAATGAATTACAGCTAAAATATGAATATTCTCATCATTTATAGAATAATAAATTTTATGTTCTCTATAAATTAATTGTCTTATTATTGTTCCTTGTACATATGTATATACTTTTCCTAATCTTGGATTTAGCTTCAAAGCATCTACATATTCTACTAGGCTTTTTAGATATTCCTTAAAATTTGTTTTTTTTAGTATTATTTTTATAATTTTCTAAATCCGTCACTGCTGAAGTCGTCCATATAATTACCATGCTTTCATCTCCTCTAGTAATTCTTCTGTGGATAATCCTTTTTCTTCTTTAACTGCATTCAGCCCTTTTTCAATTTTAATCCTTGTATAAATTGCTTCAATAATATCATCAAATGTTGCTGTATCTGGAAGTGAATTCGTTACTTCCATTACTAATTCCTTAATCATTTTTATCCCTCCCTAAATAGTTCATAAAAAATTATATTTTCTCTTTTTTCTATTAATATTATACTATGCCTAAATATAAATGTAAACTTTTCTTAATATTTTTTATAACATTATATAATTCATTTGTGATAATGTCTTAATAAATCATTTGAGAAAATGTCTTAATTTAAAAAATATTGTTTATCTTGTTAATATAAAATATAAT